AGGACCAAAGATAACCTGATTGACCTTGTTCAGAAGAAACTTCTACCCAACCAATTCTAGATGCATCTGATCCAGATACTTCGTAGTAATCTTTCATAATAATTGGTTTATTAGAAAGTGATTTGAAAGAAGGTTGATTAGCTTGTCTAGAATCTGATCCTTGATAGTTGTCACCTTTTCTAAATTCAGAACCGTAAACCATTACAGTACACTCTTCAGCACTAGAGCCAAAGTCAGTAAAACCAGCGTCATTTAAGTGAGCTACACCATAAGGAGCAACTTCAATAACGTTACTAGTACCAACATTTGTTTTAGTAACAATAGCTTTTACAACAGCTTCTGATGAAGCTATTATAACAGTATCATTAACTCTAACACCGTGGTTAAATAAAGTACCATCTATAGTTTTGTTATCTATATCTTTAACTAAAGTAACTTGACCACCAGCTACAGTACCTGCATCACCGTCAGTAATTTGAGCTTTATAAGATAAATGTAATCTACCTTGTTCAGACCAAACTACTTGATCAGCTGTCATTGCTTCTTCTGCACCGACTTGGGATAAAAAACCTGATATAGTTCTCGGTCCGAAAACTTCAGCTTCTTTTTCCATTAAGTCTGGCACATACTGTTGAGCCCAGCCTTTACCAGCCTCAGAAGCAAGATCTAAATAATTTGTTTGTAGGTTTTGCTTAATTGCCGAGGGCGTTAAGTTAAGCAAATTCCCATTAGTAATTGCCATAATAAATTTTTTTTAAATAATTAACTTTTCTTTTTAATTTTAAATTTATAGTCATTAGCACTATCACCTAAAACTCTATACTTAACACCACCGACGTTTGTTTCGCCAAATGTTTTTCTAGGTTCTAAGTTGATATTTTTATCTTTAGCAACTCTATCTTTTATAGCATCTGCTTTACCTTGCTCATAAAAATGCTTGGCAATAGCATCTGCGTTCATAGCTGTAAATAAAGATTTATGATAACCAGCAGCGTCTTCTAGTGAAACACCATCTTTGCCAACAAACTTGTTAACAAAATTATTAAGATCGCTTTGAGTTTCTTTTACTTTATTAATATCTTTAATATTAAACCTATATCTTTTATCGCCAACATTATATTCAAAACCTTTGAATTTGTCGTTAAATAAATTATTAGTTTTATCTAAAAATACTTTTTTACTAGCTTCAGATAAACTTGCTTGCTCTTGACTTTCTTTGTTGTACCTTTCATAAAAATCTATAGCCTGTTGTTGCTCTTCAGTAAGTTTAACACCAGACTTGATTTGTTTGTAGTACTTAGACTTTTGCCCGTCTAAATAGGCTTTAGCCTCGGCAACTTGCTCTTTAAGGGCTATCTTTTTTCTCTTGATATCTTTAGGATCGTCTTCTTCTTCATCGTAACCAAAAGTTTCTTCTAATAAAAAACCTCTTTCTTCTGCAGTTAAATGAGATTTTGTAGCACGATAATATTCATCAAGTACATCAGAGTTGTCCATTTTAGAAACATCTCTGTTTAAGTTTACATAATCTTCAAGATCACCACCTGTTTCTTGCATAAATTCTACTAACTTTTGCACGTTTTCAGGTAGTGGTTTACCAGTGGCTTGAGATTCTTTAACAGCTTCTTCAACAACATCTTTAACTTCTTCAACGACTTCTTGTTGTTTAATTTCAGCTTTTTGTTCTGGTTCTGTTTCAACAACTTCTTCCATAACAACTCGCTCTGTTGTAGCTGGCTCTTCCGCCACTTCCACCTCTTTTTCAGCGGGTTGTTGCTCAACCTCTTCGCTTTGTATAGGTGCTTTGTCTAAATCAACTTTAATAATACTATCATCACCAGCGCTATTAAATTTTGATTCATCTATTTGTTCAACAACCTCTTCTACAGGTTGTTCTACTTGTTGCTCAGTTATCTCTTCGACAACTTCTTTATTTTCTTCTGCCATAATAAAATTTTATAAAATATTAAATATTAAAAAACTACAGATTTAAACCTGCGTCTCCTGTAACTATATCATTACCCGATGACTCAAACTTTTTAAGTGAATCACCCTCACTTCTTTGAGTAATCATTTGTTTTTGATGTTCAGCTTGTCTGTCTACACGCTGATCTTTTCTATCTTCTCTAACAGCTTCCATTTTACCTGCAACTTCTTTTTCTTGCATTTTTAACTTAGAGTTTAACTCAAACTCAAAAGCCATTAGTTCTTTTTTAACACTAGCTTCTTTTTCTAAATACTGTGATTGTAGTTTATTTTTTTCTTGCTCTAAAAATACTTGTGTTTGAATTTTTGCCTGATCTTTTTGAACTTCTAGTTGAGCAGCTGCTTGTTGCTGTTGTGAATTAGCTTGAGCTTGTGCTTGTATATTCTGTTGTTGTATTTGTTGATCTCTAGCTATTTTAGCTTTACGTTTTACTTTTAACAATTGATTTGCTAATTTAATATTTCTAACATTACGAAGATCAATCGCATCGTCTAAATCTATAGACTGTTGAGATAATGCTGCTTGTATATTGTTTTCTAATATAGCTTTTTCTTCTTCGTCTGGTAGTAACTCTATAAATATACCAAAATCATAAAGATGTAAATTTTTCATTTCATCTAACGTTGCAACATTGTGAGCGCCTAACGCTCTTATAAAAGCATCTTTTGTTGGTGAGTATTCTATTATATCTGCTATACGTAGTGATAAACACTCTGCAACTTCAGCTGTTATAAACATCATAGACTGTAATATATGTCTTGTAGCTGTATTAGAATTAGCCGCTGCTATTTTTTGTACACCAACTAAAGCGTTACGATCTGGCGTACTAGCATCTCTAGCTTCATTTAATCCGGTTACATCACGTATCATTTGTAGATAATAATTGTAAGTAGTAATTAAACTTTGTATCTTACCACTATTAACACCGTTGTTTATTTGTTGTATTGGTACTTTACCTGGATTCATATCACCATCTGATGTAAAGCTTCTACCTATAACACTACCAGTTTGAAAAAACATGTTCAAAGCTTCTTGTGGATTATAGTTTGTGCCATTACCAAGATCAACTTCTGCTAAACCATCAGCATCTAAATAAACACCATCAGGTACCATACGAGCCATAACTTGTTGTAGCTTTAAGTGCGTTAGCTGTATCATATCAGCAAAGCTAGTTATTCTACCTACAATAGATTCTATTTTACCTTTATACATACGAGGAGCAACTAACTGGTAATTCATTTTAACTTTACCAAACTCAGAGTCTGTACGCATCATATTAGGACACATTCTCCAAGTTAATATTTTGTCTGCACCTATAACATAAACACCTTCATACAAAACTTCAACAACTCTTTCAAGCTTGCTAAAATCACCATCCATATTTTTAACAGGTGGATTAAATGTATCATCTTTTTGTATAACCTTTTCACCACCACTACCAAGTGTTTTTAATTTATAAACATCATTCATGTGAGTTTTATAATTAAAATAAAGAACTTGAACTTTGTTTTTATCTCTATTACTTACATAATCAACTGGGTAAGAATATTTATTTGATATGTCTTTTATCTCTGACTCTGATAAGTCTGGAAACTCTTTAACAAGTTCGTTTATTGGTAGTTCTTTTACTTCACCTATATAATATATATCATCAAAGTAAGGTGACTCAGTATAAGAATAAACTAAATCAGCTGGATCAACATACTGAGCTTGTGCGCCACTACTAAAATCAAAAGTAGTTTTAGTAGCACCAATACCAAGAACAGTAAGATCGTATAAAACTCTTTTTCTTATATCATCATAATCACTGTTTTCTAATAAAACATTTAACGCTTGTTCTTCAGCTAGTTCAACAGCTTGTTTATAATTAAGCTGCATGTGTAGTGCTAGCTCTTCTTCTGTGTCCGGTAGTTTATCTTTTTCATTTTCATACAAGTCTACTTCAAACAACTGATTAGCTATATCATTAAAGTTTTTACTACGTATATCGCGAAGCATAGACTCCATGTATTCTGTTCTTTTACTAACTCCTTTTTCATCTTGAGAAAAACAATTTATTTCAAAATTTCTTTGAGCCATACCGTTAACAACAATATCAACGAACTTAGGTATAATAGGTACAGGCTTCCAGTCTAAGTTTAAGTAAGATAAATCACCATTTATAGATAATTCGTTTTTATATTTTTGTATAGATTGTTCACCTCTAGCATATAATCTTAAGTTATGAAAATCATTTTGATAGTTACTATATTTAGAAGTAGTACCAGAAAACCACTCTTGTCTTATTGCTCTTGCAACTTTTAAACCATAGTCTTCACTTATCTTTTCTAAATCGCTAACAGCTTGAGAAGGAAAGTTTATAGAATATTCTTGTCTCATATTTTATTTTTAATTATCTTAGATGAAAATCCAGTGTTATTATATTTTGATATATTAAGGTTTATCTGTTGTTTTTTCTTTTTTGGATTTGGTCGGTATAAATGTCTATTGCAAGCCATTATTGCTAAACCAGAACTTATTGAAGCATCGTGTTTTGTTCTTCTATTTATATCAAACTTAGACCAATCATTAAGTGTATTATTAAAATACATTGTTCCATAAGTTCCGTCTTGTAATAAACCAACATGATCGTTAATATACATTTCAATAGCAGCGGCGTGCGCTTGTTTTATATCTTCGCTAGAGTTTGGTATACCACCTACTTCCTTTTCTGATGTTGATAGTTTATTCCAAACTTTATCAGGCCTGTTCATACTAAACGCTCTATAACCTCTTCTACGTAAATAATATAATAATCTTGGTTTGTTATTCTCTACAAGTAACGGCATACCGTAAAATACTAGCGCCATTAAAACATCTTCAAAAAATATTTCAGCAGTTTGTGGTCTTGCTATATATTCTAAAAAAAACGTATTAGCTGGAGCATCTTCCATAGAAAACTTAGTCAAACCGTGCAATGCTCCTTTCGATCCTTTGTTATCTACTGTTCCAGATATATCATACGAGTCACAACCAAACGCACCAACGTGATCATTACCAGGATATTTAACTCCATTTTTTATAATTACGTTATTTTGTAATTTTTTATTTGGTACCCAACTTATATCAAACCTACCATTAGGATCTGGATTAAATACTACTCTTGTGTCTTTAACTCCATTAACCCATTGAAAGTTTCCAGTTGTAACTACAGAAGAGTTTTTATTACCTTCATTATAATCTATTTGCTCATATATTTTTATAAGATTAAATAAACTATTTTTTGTTTCATCTCTAAACGCATGCTCTTCAGTTCTTGGAAACTGTCTATAAAATTCGTTTAAAGCATCTTGATCGTCACGCAAACCTTCAGCTTCATTTTCCCAGTGATTTATAACACCTTGGTCTATTTCTATTCCGTGTGGATCAAATGTTTGTTGGCTAGGATTAGTGAATACAGGTCGTCCGAATTCATCAATGAATCCCTCGTAATTCCATTCCATAGGAATAAACAAAGAATATAATCCCGACTTAGTTTGTCCATTTCTGTTGCGCTTGGTAACATCTGAATCATTGTATAAATTTTTAAAGTTATCACCTCCTTTTTCTAATGAATTACTTGTGCTACCCATCATACATTTACCAAC